AAAAAATATTCAAATAATGGCAAATTCTAACAGAGTTTTCGTCTCACCAGGAGTATTCACATCAGAAAAAGACTTGAGTTTTGTTTCTCAAAGCGTTGGTGTATCTACTTTAGGTTTAGTAGGTGAAACAAAAAAAGGTCCCGCATTTGAACCAGTATTGGTTTCGGGTTATAATGGATTCAGAACAATGTTCGGTGGTTCTTCACCTGAAAAGATGGGTGAAACATTAAAATACCCACTTCCGTATTATGCAAAATCATACCTATCTCAATCATCACAATTATTTGTGACAAGAGTATTGGGTTATTCAGGTTATGATGCAGGTTCGGCACATTCGATAAAAACTATCGCTGGTGTTAATACAACAACAATAGGACAATCAAATTCACTTAAAGCGGATTTTGTTATTGAACTTGATAATGGTTCTTTAGATATCGCTGGTTTAGGTCAATTAGAAACAGATTATCTTAATACTTCATTTGAATCAAATGCAGGTGTTACTACAAGTTTCTTAGATTTCGTAAACTTAAACCTATCAGAAGATAAGGTAATGGTTATGGGTCCATATTATAATACATTCGATTGGAACGCTATTGGTGTTGATGATACGGATAAAGTTGTTTATCCAATGTCAGACTCTAAATGGGCAGACCAAATAGAATTTACAGGAACAAATGAAAGCGGATTAGCATTTTACGCAAGTAAATTCGACGACGCGGGGGTTATTAAAGTACAGATTGTGGTTATGGAATTAGATGTCGTAAGATTTTCAGAGTTTCATAATAAGACAATTGCTATATTACGTTCAAGAGCGGAATATACAGGTGACGATTTAAACTTCAATTTAAATAGTAATATTACGATTACTAGTGATGTGGTAAACGACAATGCTTTAGCTGACTTTGATTTATCATTCACATCTGCGGCAGGAGCACACAGTTTTACATGTAACTTATCACCATCGTCTAAGAAATTTATAACTAAAGTGATTGGTGAATCGGCGTTTGATAAAAACCCTGATGATTATCCTGTTTATGTTGATAAGGTTTATGACAATTATTTAAATTGGTTAATCGCAACAGGAAAAATTAAAGGATTATATACTGGAACTTTAGATAGTGTAAATGAGGGTGGAGACTTTAAGTCGAAATATACATCATCATATACTCCATATGTTGTTTCTGAAGTAAGAGGTGGTTTTGTATCTAATTTATTTAGATTCGCAACGATTTCAGACGGAGACGCATCAGCAAGAGAGGTTAAGATTTCTTTTGTAAACATTTCAATTGAAAAACAAGAGTTCGATATCATTGTTAGAGATTTCTTCGATACGGATGCAAGTCCAATCGTTTTAGAAAAATTCTCAAGATGTTCTATGAATCCAGACGTACCAGGTTACGTAGCGAGAAAAGTAGGTACATCTGATGGTGAGTACGAATTAAAATCAAGTTATATTATATTAGAATTATCTGATGACGCACCGATAGACGCGGTACCATCAGGATTTAGAGGTTACGAGGTTAAAGATTATAACTTCGCTTCATCTTCTAACGCAAGTATTAACTATAAAAACGAATACTACACTGCGGGACAGATTATCGGTATAGATAATGATGGTAATGATATTGTAGTAAACTCAGATAAAATAAGAAAAACATATTTAGGTGTTTCTAACACAGTTGGTTTTGACCCGTCATTCTTTGAATTTTCAGGTGATTACCAAGGTGTAGAATTACTTAAAGGTTTCCACCTTTCATCACAAGCTAACGGAGTTTAGTTTGTTAAGACTAATGAAAACTTTGAGTTATCAGAAGGAAACTTTGAAAAATTAGTTGGTTGTAAATTTACAATAGCACCTGTAGGTGGTTTTGACGGATTTGATATCTTTAGAAAAGAAAGAACTAACGGTGACCAATATATAAAAGGTAAATCACCATACTCAAACGCAGGGTTTGACCCTTACGTTGGTAATTCTGATTACTACGCGTTCTTAGACGGTATTAGAACATATGCTAACCCTGAAGCGGTAGACATTAACTTATTCTCAACACCAGGTCTTAACTTCTTTGACAATTCATCCTTAGTTGGTGAAGCAATCGATATGATTGAAGAAGAAAGAGCGGATTCATTATATGTAATTGATTCACCAAACAGGTCATCAGTAGATGAGATTGTAGGTGACATTGAGGATATCGGTTTTGATTCTAACTACTCAGCAACATATTGGCCTTGGATTCAGGTAAGAGATACTGAAAATTCAGTACAGGTTTACGTGGCACCAACAGGTGAGGTATTAAAGAACATAGCTTTAACGGATAACGTGGCTTACCCATGGTTCGCATCAGCGGGTTACACAAGAGGTATAGTTAACGCAATTAAAGCGAAAAAGAAATTAACATTAGACGAAAGAGATGAGTTATATGTTAATAGAATTAACCCAATAGCAACATTCTCAGACGTAGGTACGATTATCTTCGGTAACAAAACATTACAAGTTAGAGAATCGGCATTAGACAGAATCAACGTAAGAAGATTATTACTACAAGCAAGAAAACTTATTTCAAACGTGGCGGTAAGATTATTATTCGAACAGAATGATGAAGTTGTAAGAAACGAATTCTTAAGTTTAGTTAACCCAATTTTAGAGAACATAAAAAGAGAAAGAGGTTTAACAGAATTTAAAGTTGTATTGTCATCTTCACCAGAAGATATGGATAGAAATCAGTTATCGGGTAAGATATACATTAAACCAACAAGAGCTCTTGAATTCATTGATATTGAATTCTTAGTAACACCAACAGGAGCATCTTTTGAAAATATTTAAAAAATTATAGAGGGGAGGGTTTCCTCCCCTTTGTATGTATAATATATGAAACAAACATTAATAGAATCAGAAATTAAAAGACTTATGGAAATCATGAGTGTTGAGGTGTCTGAAGGTTTTAACGAAGAGGGTTTACCTGATTTTAAGTATTACGCATTTGATTGGGATGATAACCTAATGTATATGCCAACTGAAATTATGGTGAAAAGTTTTGGAGACCAAGAAATAGGTATGGGTACTGCAGATTTTGCTGAGTACAGAGGACAGATAGGAAAAGAAGACTTTGACTATAAAGGTCATACTATTGTTGGTTTTGCTGAAAATCCTTTTAGAAATTTCGGCGTAGATGGAAATGAACAATTTGTTAAAGATGCTATGATTGCTAAAACAGGTCCTTCATGGAATGATTTTATAGAATGTATTAACGGAGGTTCAATATTTTCTATTATCACGGCAAGAGGACATAACCCTGAGACATTAAGAGAGGGTGTAGAGGCTATTGTTAAAGACGGTAAGGGTGGTTTATCATTCGAATCGTGTGTAGAGTCACTTAAGAAATATAAAGGTGTTATAGACGGGGATGGTGAAGAATTATTTCAAGAATATTTAGACTTATGTAGATTTCATCCTGTTTCACACGGAGCTGGTAGTGCTGCTAACCCTGAAGAAGAAAAAATTAAAGCATTAGAACAATTTATTAAACATGTTAATTCTTTATCTGAAGAATTAGCGGTTACGATGGAGTTAGAAAATGACATCAAAAATAATTTTGTCCCGATGATTGGATTTTCTGATGATGATAAGGCTAATGTCGACAACGTAAAAAAATACTTAGACGACAAAGGAGAAGAAAATGTCAACGTGTATTACACTAAGACTGATAAAACAAAAATGTAGATACTAGAACTAGTATACTAGTAATATTTAAGTTATTATATTTTATATATTTTATTTCTTAAGTGTTTTTAAGTGAGGTATACTGGAACCTAGTTTAAACAAAATAATTAAAAGTGTCAACTAATATCGAAAGATTTTTAAATTACTTGATATTTATAGATAAATAAGAAACAAATTAAAAAAAATACAAAATGGCTGATTTATTAATGAAAATGCCTGTTCCTTACGAACCAAAGAAAAAGAATAGGTTTATTTTAAGATTCCCTTCAAGTTTAGGGATAAATGAGTGGTATGTAAGTACAACATCTAGACCTTCAGCGAACATAGGTTCAGTTGAAATACCATTCCTAAACACCTCAACATTTGTTGCAGGTAGGTTTAATTGGAACACTATTAATGTAACGTTTAAAGACCCGATTGGTCCTTCAGCGGCACAAGCATTAATGGAATGGTTTAGATTACACGCAGAATCTGTTACAGGTAGAATGGGTTATGCTGCGGGATATAAGAAAGATATCGAATTAGATATGTTAGACCCAACAGGTGTTGTGGTAGAAAAATGGATTATACAAGGAGCCTTTTTAACTGACTTAAACTTTAATGACTTATCTTACTCTGATGAAGGTTTAGCTGACATCTCAGTAACGTTAAGACCAGATAGATGTATATTAGTATACTAAAACTATAACGGCCATATAAAATTAAAGAAACTCACATCATGTGGGTTTTTTTATGCTTTACAATGTGATTATATGGTGTATTGTTAAAATAAAAGTGTTTAATATGGACGAACAGAATTATAAAATGGAAGTAGCCTTCGATGTAATACCGTTACCGACTAACGGGGTATTCTACAAAAATAAGAAAGACACACTTAAAGTTTCTTTTCTTACTGCATCGGATGAAAACATTTTAACCTCACAAAACTTAATCCAACAAGGTTTGGTTATTGATGAGTTACTTAAGGTTAAAATCTTAGATGACGATATTACCGTAGATGAATTACACGATTCAGACAAAGAAGCCGTTTTATTGTTTTTAAGAAATACCGCATATGGTTCTATGATTAAACTATCTGTAATTGACCCTGATACCGGTTCTTCGGTTGAGGTTGATTATGACCTACAAAATATTAAGTATAAAAAATTTACTCTAACATCTGATAGTGAAGGGTTATTTGATTATACACTACCAACATCTAAAAAAGTCGTTAAATTTAAGTTCTTATCACCAAATGATGAGAGAGAATTAGAAAAAATTAGTGAGGTTTATAAAGATATGTTAATAAAACCAACAATTACTAAAAGGTTAGAAAAGATGATTATTTCAGTTGATGGTGAAAAAGACCCAATGAAAATATCACACTTCATTAGTACAATACCTATTAGAGATTCTCAGAGTTTTAGGAAGTATGTCACTGACAACACACCAGGTTTAGACAAAGGGGTAGAGATAACTTTACCTTCGGAAAAAAAAATACAAACATTCTTTAACCTTGACACAGAATTTTTTCGTCCATTCTACGGACTATAAAACATCTGTTTTAGAAGAAATCTATTATTTAGGAAAACATTTGAATTTCACGTATAGTGATGTTATGATTATGCCTGTCTACGAAAGAAAGTTTTTTGTTAATATGTTAGTTGAGGAATTTGAAAAAAAGAAACAAGACTACGAGAACGAAAAGGCTAAAAGGTAATCTACATTATACCCACAAAAAAAAGGTTAACAGGTATTTATAGTTATACTTAATACCAAATGAATTTTAAAGACTTACTTGCTGACTTAAATATAACAGACCCTCAAGGTAAAGATAAACTGAATAGATATATTACTCAGGTTACTGAGGAGGCCACTAAAAAATCTAATAACAGTATGAGCAGTAGTGGCTCTGCGTTGGACGGGGTTAGTAACTATATAACAGGATTAGGTCAAGTTAATGCTTCTGCGATAACTTTTGATAGAAACATATTACAGTTAACTGATGATGTTATAGATTTTGGTAAGGCACTGGTTAGTATGGATTTTGGTAAAATTATGACCAGCTTAAGTACTGTCGCTAAACCAATAATTGCACTCGATGGTGCACTTAGAAAACAAGTAAATGTTAGTCTTGGATTAACAGGTGGATTAGCTAGAGACCTTAGAACCGACATGATTGAGGTTGCTGAGGAGACTACAAAATATGGTATTGAAATAGAAGATGTTGCTGCGGCATATTCATCTTTTATAACCGACTTAGGACTTGCGGTTCCTATCAGTAGGGATGTTGCTGAAGGATTGATGTTACAATCCAAAGCCGTAGGGTTGAGCGCAACTCAAGCAGGTTCTTTCTTAGCTACCTTAACAAATTTTGGGGTTGGTTTAGAAAAAGGACCTGAAACACTCAAAGAAATGGCTTCAACTGCGAGGTCAATGGGATTGTCTACCAACAAATTTATGAACTTTGCCACTACAAATTTAAAGATGATAAACACTTTAGGTTTCAGCAAGGGAATTAGAGGGTTCACTCAGATAGCCGCAAAGGCGTCCTCTATTGGTTACGACCTTGCTAGTGCACAGACTGCCGCTGAGAAACTTTTTGACATTGACGGTGCGGTTGAAATGGCGGCACAGTTAAATGTGTTGGGTGGTGATTTTGGTAAGTTAGGTAATGCTATTGATTTAATGTTCTCACCAACGAACGATATGGAAGGGTTTACTAATTCATTAATGGACGCGACTAAACAGTTTGTTTCTTTTAATTCTGAGAAAAACACATTCGACGTTAGTCCTTTAGATTTAAGACGAGCTCGTGAATTTGCTAAAGTAACAGGAATGAGTATAGAAGAAGTTATACGAAGTGGTAAGAGATTGGCGAAGATGGATATGATAAAGGATAAAATATCTTTCTTACCAGACTTATCCGAAGACGAAAGAACACTGATTGGAAATTTAGGTTCTATAAGTGATAGTGGTGAGGTTACCTTAAAAGGTAAAGTTGTTAGTGAAATGGGAAGTGTAGAACTTACAAATACACTTAGGTCTTTAAAACAAGAAGATAAGAAAAAAGCAATGACTGAGAAAGAGATACTAAACGAACAGTTAAATATGTTTAGTAAATCGGTTTATTATTTAAAAGCAATTGCCTTACAGGTTACAGGTGCTGGAGACGGTGGTGGTGCCTTTACTGCGGTTGGGGATGATTTGAACGACTTGGTATATGATATGGTTAAAGACGATACTAAGAGAGAGGCTATGTTAGATAGTTTTATGACGATGTTCGCCAAAAACGACATTAGAGGTATTGAAGCAAGTTTAGCTGCAAATGCTACTACATCTGACCAAAAAATTGCGGTACAAGGGATTAAAGACAAGATGGCGTTGTATATGAAAGAATATCAAAATGTGATGGGGGTGTCTGCAAAGAATAGTGGTATCTCAGGCGTTGGTAGTTCTTTGAAAGGGAATGTTGATGTCAAGCTTAGTCCAACGACAAACGTTAGTGTTACAATCGATGGTCAATTAGCGGAAAATTTCACTAGTGGAGAAAGAAAAATACTTAAAAATTATGCTGCGAAAGTGGTTGTTGAAAACCCGACACCAAAAAGATAAAAACAAAAAATAATTAAGAATACTATATATAATATATGTCTAATTTAAATTTTACAAATACTGAGATATTAAGAAACAGTTTACTTAGTAGGAATCTAGATGATTCTTATGGGTTTAGTACTCCTTTGCCTAATACTTTCACTGATTCCACATATGGAATACAAGGAACTTCAGACCTATCAGTAAATGACCAATTGGGTGTTAGTGAAACGGCAGAACCAATTATAGACACTATAGGTGTTTTAAATCAGTATGGTCCTGAACAATATAGTATAACAAGTATTCAAACGGTAATTAGTAGTATTGGTAGTCAATTGGACTACTTACAGAGTTTTGTTCCTTCACCGAGTAGAGGTAGTTTAGGGTTAATTTCAATATTAACAGGTGATGATAATGGTGAGGGGGATACAGAAATGGTTTCTATAGCACGTGCCCAACTTAGGGGTATGGCATTGGAAACAATGGGTGTTAAGTTACGAGAATCCACATTAGGGAGAATTAATGCGTTAGACGCAATTAATGACCCAACGGCTTTAGACGGGTTACTGACGGGTAGAGAAAAAATAATTGAAAGAGATTACCAGATTACAGTTCCCGGTAATCCAATAACAAGAGCGGCTGAATATTTTGCAAGAGTTTCGGGGACACAGTTACCCGTTTCTTATATTCCTGGTGAGTTCTTTGAAGAAAATATTGAAAAAGGTAAAGTTGAAGGGTTCTTAGACAAAGCGGGTAATGCGATTGGTCAAGTATTAAATTTAGACTTTAACAGTCACAAAAAAACATATAGTCAAAAACTATTACAATATACTTCGGGTGGTCAAAAATCAAGACTATTTAAATCCGTAAATTATAACAAATATAAACCAAACTTTGATAGTAGTGTTGGGGGTGTTTTAAACAATGTTGTTGGGTTTGTCCAAGGACTTGTAGGGTTAGACCCTTCAGATGGGTCTTTTTACGTTGGTTCGCCAGACTCAGACCCAGGAACAATCTTTAACTATGATAGTCAAAGTAACACACAAAAAGGGTTTATTGTTTCAGGACCGTCTAAGATGGTTAAAATGTTTGAGGGTGATATACCATTAAACACATACCCACAGAGTGGTAGAAAGTACTTAAACGGTACTAGACCAAGAAACACAGAAACCGATTTCATTTGGATTGGTGATGGTAATGACATACCAAGAGGAACGATAGATGGTGTTGCCGTACAATCAAACGAGAAAACCATTAAAGAAGATACTCTTTTAGGGTTCACAGAAAAAATGGTTCAAGACGCATCCGCATTAGAGGGTGAGGCAAGATTAAAACATCCCGGTACTGTTATAAGTAACGTGGCCTACAAATATCATGATGGGTACAAAATAATATCCAAAGGTAGTGGGGTTATAGGTGAGGATGATGACTTCTGTCGTGTATGGACTAAAGATTACGGATATGACCGTTATGGAAGGTTGGTTAGACATAAAGGAATACAAAATAATCAGAGAAGGGTTCCAGGGTCTGTAATTAGGTCACAAATGATGTTAAATATTGCACCAACTAAAGATAATAATGGTGACAACATAAACTTTGGAACAGATAAAGAAGGTAATAACCTAACTAAGTATATGTTCTCAATTGAGAATTTAGCGTGGGTTGGTTCTGACAAATTAAAAGACAGACCAATATGTGAACAAGGACCGAATGATGGTAGAATTATGTGGTTCCCACCATATGATTTAAAATATACTGATGATAATAGAGCAAGTTGGACTTCACATACGTTCTTAGGTAGACCTGAACCTGTATACACATATAATAATTCAGAAAGAAGTGGTACCATCAACTTTAAAGTTGTTGTTGACCACCCTTCGATTGTTAATTTATTGAGAAAAAAATTAGAGAAGAATATACCTGTAGAGAAACAAGAGGAGATAATGACCGCTTTCTTTGCTGGTTGTAAAGATTATGATATTTACGAATTAGCGAGTGAGTTTAGTTCACTATCAATGAACGATGTTGAAAGGCTTGACGACTATTTAAAATTAAAAGGGGATTTAAAGTCTGACGTAAAAGATGGAGAAAAAGTGGTTGCTGAACCAGAAACAACGGTGACACCCATCAAGTCTATTTTCGAAACAAAATATGGTGCTAAAACGAAAGACATTCAACTATATTGGTTTAATGATGTACCAGGACCAAACACAACGGCAGATAAGACACCTAATTCTGCGTTTGATGATGACCTTAATGGGTATATTGAAAGGTTTGACG